AGCTTGATCTTTATATTTGTATGTGTTCTTATGAGAATGGGATGTCGTCATTATGATTTCCTAAATCGTCATTGTCGATTATATTTGTACCATCTTCTAATTCAAATGCTGTTTTACCTTCTACTAACTTACCGTATTTGCCAATCATATTAACATTAATATAGTCATTGTCTTGTAGACCTTCTCCATGTCGAGCGATGATAGGAACTAATTTTCTGTTACCGTTCTCAGGACCATCCTTAGCAATCTCTTCATCAGATTTAGATTTATATATACTAAAATTAGAACATAACCAAATAATCCTATCTGATCCGCTAGCAGTTTCTGTAGACTCTTTGGTAATACCGTCCCTGTTTAATTGTATAAATGCCAAAATAGGAACTTCATATTTAATAGCAAAGTTATGTAACGAGGTCATTAAAAAGCCTAACAACTGATATTCTTTCATGTCTCCTTTAATATCGGAGGATTCCATAATTTTTAAATAATCATAAATTATTACGCAATCCTTAGCTTTACCCTCTGCGTTTAAACCAACCTCTTTAGCAAGCCACCTTCTCATAATAGAGAGTTGATCTTCAAACGGTTTTCCACCAATCGACTTATAATAATATGGAATATCTTTAACATCTTTAGCTGTGTCACGAATTTTTTGATTTTTATAACTATTAGAAGCAAACTTCCCTGTTTCTATGTCATTGATAGCCACTTCTGTGAGCATAGCAATCCCACGATCCTGATGATCTTTAAGCATCATTTCTGTATCTAAATTCAACACAGGAATATTTAATTCACGCGCAATATGAATTCCGGCATTCTCTGCAAAAAGAGTTTTGCCAACTTTTGGTCGTGCTCCAATAACATTAACAGTACCTCTTCGCAGTCCTCCCCCAATAGCAAAATCATATCGGTTAAATCCGGTAGGAATGCCTATTTGATCTATGGGATTTTCTGATAATTCATTTAAGCGATCTTCTAAGTTTTGAAATACTTTTTGAGGAGCATCATCGCCATCGTTGAGAAGAGATGTAAAATCAAAAATAGCCTCTTCTGCAATACCAAGTATTTGCGATATTGGTTCATCACCCCTAACTTGTGAATAACGATCTTTGGTAGTTTCCAGCTGATCATACATCATACGAGCTATTTGCAGCTTACGTACCTTGACAGCCATTTTACGTACATTACCTAACAATATCGGAAACTTCATAATTCCAGATAAATGTTGAACCTCTTCTTTGTTAGATACTAAGTCATGTAATCCAATTTCTTTTGCTGATGATAAAATAGTTGGGAGATCTATGTCAATGTTGATTTCTTTATCCATGATGTGCTTGAGACAAGCATATATCATAGAGTTTGATTCTATGGTAAAGCTATTAGTACCAATTAAGTCTCCTACGTCATGATATGCTTTTGAACCATATCGACAGACACCGGCCAATATCGCACGCTCAGCAGGAGCATCTGACAGCATCATATATCGTTCCTTATTATTGTTCTTGTGTCAGTTATCGGTTTTATTTTGTAATTGATAGGCTTTAAATGGTCGTCGATAAAAGGTATCAAAATAGGCTTCATTACTCCTATCCATCTTGGGCATGTTAGTTACAACATATTCCATATGGTCCATACATTCTTTACATTTATTTGTATGTAACCGCTTTTCATTCTTTTGATTGTGCATAATATAATGATTGGTTTTTGCGCTTAACCCCATACAGACCCTATTAGTAAACGCTGATGCTGACAATAAACGATAAATTGAAACTAGCTCTTCTTTAGAAGTTTGTTCTACGCTAATACTTTTTCCATGAAAATATCCACCCATATATAATCCTAGCACGGCAACAATAATAGCAATAAGTTTTAACATAGCTTTAAATACCTCCTTAATTATCTTTCCCTAGTATGGCCACGGCAAGAACAGCTATTGCATCTGAAGCGATTTCGTTCGGGGGGAACTAGGGCTGGAGCCACTTCAAACATTTTTCCACAGTCCATACATTTAATTGATATTTTTGTAAATGCTGCCCCTTTATCCATTATACCATGGGTTTTGGGTTTGTCAAGCCCCTTTGCCTTGTCAAATTTTGACGCATCTTGCAATTCTTTTTGTTCGTCGGGACTGAGATCTAAATTATGTATAAGACCTGTGTCTTTGGCACTCGTAGCCTTACCGGTCTTACGTTTGGTTTTTCGTTTTCCACTACCCCGTCGCTTGTTGCGGGGTTTTTTTGATATATTATTAAGTATGTCACCCAAGGTAGACAATTCTGTTTCAGATAAAGTATTTAACATGTCTTGTAATTCTTGCTTATCCATACTTTGTAGCCTTTGCTCTTTGAACATTTAGAAAAATATCACTTATATTTTTAATAGACGAAGAAAGATAATTGGTTCTGTCTGCTCTTTGTTGAGCATATCTTTTAATGTCAGATATCTTGCTGGTATATGTATCTTCTTTAACAGCTTGATTAAATTGACTTTCCCATGAACCCTTATAAGATTGTTCCCTTCCCGCAATACATGTTTTTAGGGTTCTATCGGCCCAATTTATACGTGCCACTTCCCTATTATAACTTCTTTGTAAATGGAACGATAAAGAAGCTAGAAGAAGAGCTGCTTCTGAGCATTGTTCTGGGGTTAACTTTTCAATTTGGTCTCTAGATAGCTGTAAATATTGTTTGGCTGAGTTGTCATGAAAGTCAGCGTTGAATTTCGGAAGACCTAAAGAAGTCTCGTACTCATCCAATACCGTATCTATTTTAGCTAACTGTTCCTTTGCAAAATCCTGTTTATCCATTGCTGTTCGTTCTCATTAAATGGCAATTCGATATAGTTTAAATTATTTATACTGCACCAATCTTGTAGCTCGCTATCTCTTTTCTTTTGATTTAAAAAATCTTGAGCACAAGAATGGTATAGACTATTAAATTTATAGTGTTGTTGACCATGAACCTCTATAACCGTTTTAATAGTATTGATATAAAAATCAATAAAGATTTGTTTATTATAGCGAAGTCGAACACGTACCTCTTCACAAATTTGTAAGGTGGGATATGTTTCTCGCAGTAAAGAGCGAGCGGTTAAATGCAGCTGAGATCGAGGACGTATATCACCGCTCCTAATTACCGCCCCCTCTGTCTTCCATGTATATATGTGACCATCTAAATCTCTAATTTTCATTTGTTTGTAATGATTCAGGAGGTAATAGAACAGGGAATTGCTTTGAGTCTTCGGTTGGACTTGTCTTATATTCCGATGGTTTATTTTCTACAGGTATTTTTACGATCTCGTCATATGAAGGTACTTCTAACGTTTCATCTAATGCCCATAAAATATTTTGCGTTGTAGCCCACTTACGCATACGTCTAACGGGAACAATAAGATTGAAAGTTTCTCCTGCTCCTCGTACCAACATTCCTGTATATCGTCCGCTATCATCTCCTGAAGATTCCGTAAGAAAAATTCCTCCTCCAGAACTTCCCGGAAAGGCTGGTGCGCTAGTTTGGTCAAATACAACACCGTCTCCGGTCCCTAATTCTAACACTCTGCCCACCTTAGACATTATACCCCGTGTCATCGAATTGGAACCAACCTGACCTAACAGGCTTCCCACATGATATAGTTCTGTACCTACAGGGATAGGCTCGTTAGATGAATAAAATAATATATTTTGATCGACAAAATTTCTTTTTCTAACCAATAGCAGTGCCAAATCGTCACCGCTATCAGCATCGCTATATTTTATAACTTTAGCATCCATTTTAATTTCGCCAACACGTCGGCCTTTTTCTACTAGTTCTTTTACAATTTGTGCATCTTTAAATTCTACGATCTTCTTAGGAATTCCACCTTCAATTGTATTTCTCACAGAACGAAGACTTGCTACAACATGCGCAGCGGTCCAAACGAAATTGATTTTTTCTTTAGCATTGCCAACATGAACTTCGCGGGTAATGATTACCCCAGAGCCTTCGCCGCGACCTGCTTTAACAGTGACAGACACATCTTGTAGTTTTTGGTATAGTGCTGCGTCACCACCAAAAGCTTGAGTGGCGCTAATCACCAACAACGATACTGCTAATAATATTTTTTGCATCATAATATTTACCTTTCTATCCCAATCATAGAGAAAATAGTACTTTCAAACTCTTTATATTGATCTGGGTTCTCTTCTAAATACTTTGCCAGATTATTTTTTCCTTGCATCTTTTCTTCATTAGGCAATGTTAGCCAAGATCCACTTTTGT